CTTGACCGCCCCTCCCTTAGCGTCCACGCTTGGCTGCGCGGCGCTCAGCGCGGTTGGCTGGCTGCGGTGCGCGCCGTCGCGCGGTCATCATCTCGATCAACGGTTTCCAACTCGCATTGTAGAGAGCGGTCTGATCGTAGCGCTTCATCTCCGCAGCAACAGCCCCCCTATCCACCTTGCCTGCTTTTGTTTCTTCGTAGACTTCCTGCAGGGCAGTGACGATCGCGGCCACGTTCGGGATCGCAAAGAACGAACCCTGGAACTCATCCCATACGCGCTGCACTGGAACCTTCTTGCCGTGCGCGCCCACAAGTTCAGGCTGCGCGCTGAAGTCAGACACGATGACTGGCGTGCCGCACGCTTGGCTCTCTACTGCAGGGATGCCGAAGCCTTCGCCCATCGAGGTGAGTAGCTGCACGTCAGCCGCTGAGTAGAGCGAGGCGATCGCATCCTGAGGGATGCCGTTGCGGAACTGGATTGGATGCGGGTATCGCACGCGCTGGCTGTCTACGCCGGTTGCCTGCATCAAGCGCGGGAGGTTGACCCCTTCGCTCAGTCCTTGTGGCTCGGTGTGGATCATCCAATAGACATCAGGTCGGTCACGCATAAAGGTTGCCATTGCGTCTGCCATCTCACCGAACGCCTTGCGGATCGGGATGCGTCCACGGTTCGCAGCATTGGTCACGACAAGGAAGCAATCCTCAGGCAAGCCCATCGCCGAGCGTGCGCCCTTCCCTCTGTCGTTAAACACGGTCAGGTCAATGCCGTGTGGGATGTAGGTGACTTCTTCTCTTGGCACGCCAGCCTTCAGCAGTTCTTGTTCACCGAAGCGGCTCATTGCAATGGCGTGATGACCACCTTCTGCAAGGAAGCGTGCGACGAGTGGTGGTAGAGGCTGGTGATCTACTGGCGTCCAGCACGCAAGGTTCAAGTCCTTGAAGCCGTCAACGCCGACTAAAGGCCACAAATCAAACAATAAAACCGAGAAGCCTGGCTGATCGCCGATCCAACTCTTGATGTTCTCTGGTGCAGCGTCAATCGAGTAACGCATCAAGCCTTCAGGAAGGATGGGGTGACCGTGTGTGCAGTTCATTAGGAACTGTGCGCCGTGGTTGGCGACAATGGCAGGCTCGTGTCCGTCCTTCACCATCTGATGGACAACCTGTGCCGACTGCATCCCATAGCCACTTGGGATTGCACAGCTGTTGGAGTACCAAGCGATGCGGCTCATTGTCCTCTCCTCCTATTTGTGCCTGGTCAGGCGACCGTGGCACTGTCTACATAGTACCCGAAGGCGATGCTCAGGTGCAAGGAGCGGACCGCCTTTGCTGAGCGGATCAAGATGGTCAACGGTCAGGTTGCTGGTCTTGCCGCACACCTCACACCACGGACGCTTGCTCCGTATCTGGCTGCTGAGCTTCTTCCACGCAGGGTCAAGGTATGGGTTTGGCTTCCCCTGCTGCCATCGGTAGGTTGCAGCGCGCTTGTGCATCGCGCATCTGTTGCCGTTCGGCGTAAGGATGCCGCAGTCAAGGCAGGGTCGTTGGAAGGTCACGCCTTCGGGAACTCAGGCAGAGGTAGCCCAGGCGCGATCACCTTTGCCAAGTGATCCACCACGCGCTCGGTTGCATCCTCGTAGAGCGGGTCATAGATAGCCCACGCAATCTTGCCAAACGCTTCCTCCATCGCCTCAACGGTCTGATCGAGTCTGGCTGTCACGACGTGCAGCATCTCGTGCGTTAGCACCTCGCGCTGGAGTTCTGGCGTCTGCTTCCAGAAGTCGTGGCTCACGCGCAGTTCGGCTGTCTCAGCCTGTGCGTGCGGGTTGATGTCTGCCCACGCCTCAACGTCTGAGGCATCACGAGCCACTGTGATCTTCCAGTAGGTGACATTCATTGCAGCTTGCAACTCAGCGACATACGCATCCAGCGCGTCGTATTTGTCCGGCTGTTGCTTCGCTGCCATCCGTCCTCCAGTCCTCAGGAAAGTAAGCCTGCCAGCGGGAGGACACCACTGGCAGGCGTTGGGCGGCTCTCAGGCCGCTCGTTCTCAGTCTAGCCGTTCAAGGCTTGCGCCAAATCGTGACATAGGAGGTCTGAATCGGCTTTACGCCGAGGCTTGCAAGCCAGTCCCGCACGAAGCGATGCTTGCCGTGCTGTTCATTCACACAGTCGTCCACCGCAATCAGGCAGCCTGACTTCAAGCGCGGGTAGATGCTCGCCAGCTCAGCGAGGTGATGCGTTGGTGACTCAATGCCGCTCGTGAGGTCAAAGGAGTCTAGATAGAGGAAGTCCAACTGCTCAGGGTTCTGCAACTTTCGCAGCCCCTGCACTGAGTCAATGCACTGCACGTCAGCCAGAGGCGCGACGCTCTTGGCATAGGCGACCGCTTTCTCGTTGATGTCAAAGGACACAATGCTGCCGCCAGTGCGCTCGACAATCCAGTTCCAGACCTGCGTGCTTTGCCCATCGCCAGACCAGTTGTACGCCTCACGAGCGCAGCCAGTCTCTGCAATGTGAACCTGATCCTGCTTTGCCAAGAGGTAGTAGGCAATCGTCTTGAAGGCGGGCCAGCGATGACCCTCGCCAAGTTTGCCCTTGAATGCGTAGTCAAAGTCGCTGAGGCTCATCACTGCACCCTGTACGAATCAGACCTACAGGTCACTCGGAAGACCAGCCCATTGACCTCGCGTGCTGAGTCGTCCACTGCGCCGATCAGCCCACAGGATTTACAGATCGCAACCCAGTCTTCACTCATTGCCAGCGTGTCAAAGTTGTGCGGATACTTGGCACGAGCCTCCTGCTCGTCCAGTGACTCCTCAAGCATTGCCGTCTGACCGATCGTCAGTTGATTCTGCTCCCACTCAAGCGCGTGTCCCAGCCCGTCTTCGGACAACTTGCCGCTCAGGGTTCGCAGGCTGATGCTCAGCTCCTCGCGCTTTGCTGCTGCCATCTCTTTGGTGATGCCTCGCAGTCTGCGTGTCTCCTCCATCTTCCTGCGCTTCTTTGGCTTTCGTGGCCGCTGCAACTCAACGGTGCGCCACGCATCGTCCGTAGGCTCGCCGAAGAGCGCGATGAAGCGTCGCTCGACGTCCTCTGGCACGCGGCGTTCCTCTGCAACATAGGCGTAGCAACTGCGCCGGCTTATCTGTAGGGTTGTAGCCAGCGACTCAATGCGCCCGCGCGGTGATCGCTCTGGGAAGGCGTGCTTGGCGATGACCTTCATCCACGCGCCGCTGATAGAACGAACGGTCGTTGCCATAGTCCTCCCTCTAGTTGCCTGGCTGAATCTCCTCGATTATGACGCGGACGACGCCAAGATGCAAGGAGCGCAAGGCGGCGAAGGCGTGCGGCGACAGGTCAATGCTGCGGCTGCGCCTTGTCCACGTGCGCTTCAGGTCCTTGTGGCATCTGCCGCAGTAGTCGGCGACGATCACGATGACGCACCTGCTGCGGTCATCTGCTCGGCAGACCTTGATCGGGTACGGATCATCACCCCAGCGGAAGGTTCCGACTGCTGCGTAGTAGCGCGTGCCGTTGCGCGTGTACCAGGCGTTGTTCTTGGTGGCGTCGTACCACGATGCGACGCCGCGCACAGGGATGCCGTGTTCTGTTCTGGCTGGCACACTTGGATGGACGGTCAAGATGACCGCCATCAAGAGTGCAATCACTCAGGCGGCTCCGCTGCTACGAACCAGTCGCAGAAGTCGTCAAGGTCAAGAATGATCACGGCGCGACGACGGCCGCCGCCAACGCCAGGACTGTCACCAATCACCAAGCCACGCAACTGGTCGCTCTTGACCGGCACGGTCTGCAACCAGTCCCACTGGCGTTCGCTGAAGCTGCCGCCCACCTTGCACTGCACGGCGAGCCAATCATTCGCAACATCTTGCTTGCCGCCGAACTGCCCGACGCGCTGACCGAGCAGGCGCTTGGCAACCTCGCGCTCGAATGCGTTGCCACGAGCGCGGCTGTTCTTCCCCTTGCGGCTCTTGGCTGGGTCAATCATCTTCTTGGTGGCTTCGTCCTTGAAGTAGCCCATCAGATGAGTCTCGCCAAGACTGCAGAGCCACCGTCGCTAAGCGTGAAGCGTGCGACTTGAATCTCCATCACGCCGTGCTTGATCAGGTCGGCGTTCGTCTTGCGGTTGCCGATCCCTTCGTACAAAAAGAACCAGCCGTCAGGCGCGATAGCGTCGGCGTAGCGCATTGAGAGGTTGCACCAGACGCGGCCAGAGAAGCCAGGCTCCTCGCACCACGCATCGGCGCCCTCTTGAACCGCGACCACCTTGTCGTCAAGGAATGGCGCGGCGCGCTCGATGCGGGTCATTTCACGCAGGCTCGGTGATACCAGGCGAAGCGGGTGTTGCGCTTGTTGGCGACGAAGGTGATCACCTTCACGCGCCACGACTCCTTCAGCGTGTTCAGGTCGCCGCTGCACGCGCCGCAGCTCGTTGCTGCGAAGACAGGCTCCTTACGAGGTCCGCCTCGCTGCGCCTTTACTGCTGCCATAGCACGCTCCTTACGATCCAGATGACCGTGGCAAACGCCAAGATCAGGAAGATGGTACCCGCTGCCGCACCGCCACGTCTAGCAGCCACCGGCAGCGACAACCCGACGATCAGCGCAAAGAAGAGTTGCAGCCCTGCGATCACGAGACCAACGCTATCCCACACGTCAGTGACCAATGGTGCTAAGGCTGCGGACGAGTTGCTCCGTCGCCCGCTCGACCGCCTCTTGGACGGTTGCGCCAGTGAAGGTGATCTCGCCGTCCTCATCGTCAAGGATGACGTGCCACTTGTCGCCGTCCTTCACGGCCTCGGCGAATCGGTAGCCTGCCTGCGCTGCAAGAATCTCCAACTCCTTGAACATTAGACCTCCTCCATCTTGTCGGTGATGACGCGGTAGGCGTCCTCAGGCGACAGGCTTGTCGTGTCCACCGTAAGGTCTGCCCTGCTGTCTGTCCAGCCCCTTTCCGTGATGTCAGCGGCTCCGTACAGGTTGCCGCCCACCCTCTCGCGCCTGACCTCCTCCGAGGCTGTCAGCCGAACGATGAAGATGTCTGGGTCAATGGCTCGCAGGTACTGCACCTCGGCATCCAGCCGCACGTCATCCACGACCACGCCAAAGCCGATCCGCTTCAGCTCAAAGTAGTCCTTGCGCCAAACCCTGAGCCAGAAGTGCGTGTCCACGCCCCGCATTGCCGCACCAATGTCCTGCAGCAGTTCTCTGCCGGTCAGGGTGCTATCACCAAAGTTGCGGCTCACGGTCAGCATCTCGCTCTTGCCGAGGTCGTTGTACGCCATCGCAGCGATGTGCTTGATGGCGTCCGCGATGCCGTGCCGACGGTACTCACGATGCTCGACAAAGAGCGACGCGATGGTGGACTTGCCGCTCCCCTGCGGCCCAAGAATCGCCAGCGACCTCATACCGGCACCACTGAACTGATGGCTAGTTCCCGAAGCCCGTTCTCGATCCGAGACCACGGTCCAACGATCTTCTGAATGTCAGCGTCTGAGTATGTTGACCCGACGTTCAGAGCAATGGACTTGATCTGACCCCAGTCCATTGGCTGCAGCTCAAACTCGCGGACAATCTCTCCAATCGCTGGCCCGAAGTTGGCAAGCGCAAGTTGCTTCAACTCGATAAAGAATGCCGCTGGCGTGTTGGGTCGGAACTGCCGTGATTCCCACTCCAACACCGTAGCCATTGGGATTCGCCGTCCAACAGCGACCATTGCAGAGCCTTGCTGCATTAGCACCGGCACAATCGCCGTGATGCCTTTGTCGGCCGCCGCTGCTGCAGCCCTTGCGTCAACGATCAGGCACTTGCGGCTGGGATCAAGAGCAACAGCCTTAGCGTCTAAGCCCTTATCGTCAATGAATAGGTCTGCCTCCTTGACTGGACCGCTCGTGTCAAAGAAGCGGTGCTTTGGTCGCAATCCTGCGACCTCAGCCGTGTGAATCGCTGCCCACTCGCCAATAACCCCTGCTAGGTCGTTCACGATGTTCTGATCAGAGCCTCGGTCTTGCTGGCTATTTCTAAATGCGTTTCCTCTGCTTGTCCTAGCTCCTGCCAGAATCGCAAGTCCGACTGCTATCTCCTGCTCCATTCTCAGCCTGATCATCGTCGTCCTCCCTTCGCAATAATCTCGCCAATACTCATCACGCCGTTAGTAAGAGTCTTCTCTTCTCTAGTTCTGTTCTCGTTCTTCTCTAGTTCTATAGCGTGACTAAACCGTGACACAGGCTCTTTTCCCGCACGAGCGCGCTGTTGCCGAATGGTCGACGTGGCGTCGACTTGCCATCGAGACCAGTTCGAGACCTTGACGAGACCATCTCCAGATGCCTCCAGCAAGCCCTCGGCGACCAGTCGGGGTACGCACCTTGAGAGGCGCGGCCCGATCACCGTGGCGAGGTGCCGACGGTCACGGAACTCGCCGCCCTTCCGCATCTCCTTCGCCACTTCAAGGATCGTGACGAACGCACGAAACTCGATGTCGCTCAGGCTGCTGATGATTGCGTCCTTGTGTGCTTGTGCTGACCACTTGATCCAAAGTGCCATTTGAGTCCTCCTCCGACTTTCTCTTGCTTAGAACGGCAAGTCTTCTAGTTTCTGAGTGTCTTCTGGCACGAGCTTCGGCTTCGCCGGTGCAGGCGCCTGCGACGCGATGAACTTCTGGCTCGGCTTGTCCTTGCAGTACGAGCCGTCTGGGGTCTTGTGGCTCGCCGCCCAGAATGCGTTGTACGGCTTGCCGCTCGCCTTGCTGATCCCGCCTGGCTTCAGCGTCCAGAGTTCGCCGTGGCTGCACGTCTCGTCGCCGACGTTCTCGGCAAAGAGCATTGCTGCCTTTGCAGCGAGGATTGCGTCGCTGGTAGCGTCGTCAGAATCAACGGAGAGGGGTGTAGGAGCCACGGAGAGGCGCGGAACCCTCGCAAGTGGTACTGGGACACCCTTTTCTGGCGAATAGAGGCTCCTGCCCACTCCTAGCTGCGCGGCGCACCTGCGGAGCGCATCACTGGCCGCTGACTTCAGAGGCTCGTCATCCTGTGCCGAGTTCGGGTAGCCGAAGTCCTGTCGGATCGTGGTCTTTCCACCGATCACGACGGCGAGTGAGCCGTGGACGACGTTGCGTGCGCCGTCTGCGACCTTCACCTCAAACTGCCAACCCTCAATACCTAGCGTGTCATCAAGCCGCTGCGCAACTGCTCGCGCGTCGGCGTATGTAAACGTCATCCCACCGCGCCCTGGTCGGTGCTTCAGGTCCTTCTCCTCGAATGGCGCGCAGAGCGCCTTGCTGATCTCGTTGCTCATAGTCCCTCCTCGTTCTTGAATCGGAAGACTCGCGCGCCTGGAACTTCCCGCGTCGCGGCTTCAATGATCTTCGGGTCCACTTTCGTTGCGACCTCCTTCCAATCTGTCTTGAGTGACGATTTATTGGCTTTCCACGATGCCTGCCACCCGTTGCCGACGATCCCTGCCTTCTCGCCAATCGCTTCCTTCAGCGAGATGGCAAGGTTCTGCAACTCCTCGTCCAGCAACTTGGATTCGTACTGCTTTTCCGAATACAGCGCCGCCACGCGGTCAATGCCGTCCGTTGCGTTTGCGTACTCTTCGCTCGCCTGCGGCACCACCTGAGCCAGCGCGTCAGAGTCCTGACCCTGCAAGGCTGGAGGCGTCTGGGTTGCGAGAGAGTTCCTAAACTCAACTGCCTTGCGGTACAACTCCGTCTGGTAGTCAATGCTCGCAGCCACCCGCTCGATGCGGAAAACCAGACCACCGAGCAGGACTGCCACGTCGCACCACGGTGCGCCGGTGACGAACATCTGCCACTGCACCTGCGCCACCACCTCTGGCGGCACTGGGTGCAGGCTCCAGCGCGGTGAGGTGCTGGTCTTGATTTCCACCAAGCCTTCCTCGCCGACGATGGTGCGATCGAGTGATGCCATCACCCACGGCAGTTCCTTGAGTCGGACAATGCCGTTGCTGCGGCGCAACTCGCGGCCAGTCTCCATCTCGTAGAACTCTGCCACCGTGTTCTCCAACAGGATGCCGCGCACCGCTGCCGGTCCAACTGGGTCAGGCGTGTATTTGCCCAACTTCTCAGCCCAGAGCTGGTACGGCGTCTTGTATGGATTCAGCCCTGCGATGACTGATACGTCGGTCGCCGTGATGCCGTCCTTTCTAAGCGCGTGCCAGACCTCGGACCTTTGCTCAGCGCGGACGAACTCGTACTGCTTGCTCACTTGCCCTCCTTCTTTCTGTCCTTCTTGGCGAAGCCTTCGCCCTTGTAAACCACCGCCGCCGGCGAATAGACCATCCGCATCCAGCGGCCGCACTTCTCGCAGCGCGGGTTGTACGTGTTCAAGATTGAGTGCGTGTGTTCCTCCCGATGCGCACACGAGCCGCAACGGTAGAGATACGTCGGCATTAGCCAAGCACCACGAAGATCATCACCAGAAGCGTCGCTCCGAGAATGCCAATAACAATGTCAAGTTGCTGATCGCTGCGCCGCTGTTGATCTAGCAGCGTCGTGCGGATTGCCACTCGCGTGTAGACCAGTGGCTGCGTCTTTCGGTTGAGTCTCACTTCGTCACCTCCTCTTTCGTTTCTCGTCCAGCCTCAATCGCAAGCGCGTTATCGCATCCGATAAAATCACGCGCGCCCTTCGTGTCGTACGGACCAACCTCGGCACCGTATCGCGAGCGGAACGCTTGCCCACATCGCTTGCAGGCTGCAATGATGAACGAGCGCTCAAAGGTGAACTTCTCTGGCATCTCGTGACCTTTGGCGTTCAGCATCTGAATCTCGTTGAAATAGAAATGCCAGTTCTGCGCCTTGCTCATCGCATTGACCCCAGTGCCAAGAGCAGCACCATTGCTGCGATGAAGGTGATGACCGTTGCGATCTCCTGCAGTATCCGAATCATCTTTATCTCCTCAGCAGCCCCGCCAACTTGGTCAGGTTCCTCGCTGCTGTCACGATCCTAGAGCGTGATGTCACGGCTTGTCAAGGGGTAGCCTCCCAGACTGGAGGAGGTCAGTCTGGGAGGTCGCTGGCATAGCCAGCGGCGTCATCGTCCTCATCGAGCAGCTCTAGAACCACCTCTAGGCACGCTCGGCAGATAGCGTAGGACAGGACTGCAGAATAGCCGACCGTGAGGCTGACTTCCTGTTCGGCAAACCTCCACACCCTGCGAGTCTCCCCGCACGGCGTGCAGGCTCCTATGTCCTGCGGCCTCGGTGCCGGCGGACCTGCAAGGAACGGCACTAGCGCAAGCGGATTAGGTACTCGGCTGAGACCTCTCCATCGCCGTCAAAGAACATTAGCCACTGCCCTGGCTCGCCAGACGCGCCGACGACCTCCTGAGCGAAGCGGTTGCTGCTCTCAAGCGACGGACTGCACCACGTCGTGATCTTGCCGTCGGCAAGGACGAGTCGTGCAGGCTGATGCCAGTGGCCAAACCAAAGATAGTCAAACGGCGCGACGCTCAAGCGCCAGCCGCTCGCCTTCTTTGCGACGCCGTACCACGGCATCCCAAGTCCACCTCTGAACTGATCGCCGTGGACGATCATCCCGATCTTGCCGCCTGGCAAGTCGAGCGTGTCGTACCAGTGCCGACCGCCAACGGTGAGGCTTTCTTTCCAGCTCACGCGCTTCTCGCTCTGCACGAGTGACCGCGCAATGTTGTAAAGAATCGCATCGCTGTTGCTTTCTGGCGAGTGATCCGAGTAGCGCCCCAAGCGCCCGTGATTGCCGATTGCGCCGTAGACCTCCACCTGCGGGAAGAGTGCGGCCATCGCCCTGACGAACTGCGCCAGCATCTCCGCGCCGCGGAAGATTTGGACGTACAGACCGCCAGCCTCAACTTCGTAGGCTTGCCCTGGGAAGATGTTGCCGTCTGACTCCACGAGGTCGCCAGTGAGCAGAATCTTCACCGTGTCCACAGGGTGATCCTTGCGCTGAATCTCTACGACGCGCTTGACCTTTTCGGCGAGTAGCTGCAGCCGCTTGGCTGCCGTGTCAATGTCGTAGTCCACGCTCTTCTTGCCAAGTTGCCAGTCGCTCAGCTGCACGACGGCAACCTCGCGCTTGCCCTTGCGCTTGTCTGGTTTCGGTGCAGGCACGGCTGGAATCTTCATCCCGACCGCCGCATCCTTCGCGGCGCGGTAGACCGCCTCCACGAGTTCTTCGGTCTGCTGCTCCTTCTTGGCAAGTGCGCGCAACGCACGCCTGTGCGCCGACTTCAGTTCGTTGAGTTCGTCCTCACGCTGAAACTCGATCAGATCTTCTGGCACTTGCAGTCTCCTCTCCTGTGTCGCTGGATGTTCTGCTGCGCCCAGTGCTGGTTGCGAATCTCGCACCACTTCTGGATTGCCTTTGCCGTGATCTTCGCGGCTGCGAGCGCCTTGTCCAGCGATTGCCGGTCAGCGTCGCTTATCTCAAGCAACTGATAGCCGCAGAGTGGCCCTTTGTAGCCACCCTGCAGCGTCAGGAACTCGTCTAACTCCTCCATTGCAACCTCCTACTTTCGGCGCGACTACACGCCGATTGTCAGAGCCTAGATGTCGTATTGCTTTTCCGCAAGAGCCTTTTCTTCAGCCGACTTCTCCTTGATCCCGAACGCGCTGTTCTTTGGGTCAAGGAACTTGATCAGCACCTGCAGCCCTGAGGCCAGCCCTGCGGACAGCACTGTGCGGAAGTCACCGCCAGAGATGTCGAGGAGCGGGATGCCCAAGCCGAGTGCGACCGAGATAGACACGGTGATGAAGGTTCGGAAGAACTCAATCAGCGCCTCGTCTACGCCTGTGTTGTCAATGATCCAGCGGATGCCTGCCTTGATGTCGCTATACATTCTGACTCCTTACTTCCACTCAACGATGACGACGTGCTTGAACGCTGCGCCGCCCGTCTGCTTCTTTTTGCTCGCAGCAATCTGCTTGAGCTGCTCTTCGGTCACGACGACCCCGAACTTCTCTTTGCCCTTGCCTGACCGTGTGGGACACGCCCACTGCCAGCCGTCAACGGCATCCCACGCGGCTGCGGTCATATGGCCGTAGCCGAGAGCAATGTGCTTGCGATCTTTCTTTGTCCAGTATGACTCCCAGCGCTTATGCCACTCGCTGATCTCCACGGCTGGGTAGTCCACCGCTTGCTGCACCCAGATGATGAGTCCAGCCCCGCGGTGCGCCGAAATCACGACGTCATCCCACGACTTGGCGTAGCGCGCCTTCGCGCCCATCTGCTTTGCCGTCTTGATCAGGTCGCCGAGAGACGAGCCGTTGTCCGACACGCCCTCTTTCTCTACGAAGCCGGTGGCAGCGGCTTTCGCCTTGATGCCGTCTCCAGCCGTCGGGTCAACCGCGTACTTAGATGCCCACGCAACGGCAGCAGCCGTGCTGGACGGTCCGCAGTCGTCAAGGATGCCGCCCTTCTCAACGTGATCGAGCTGTGACTTGACCTTGAACTTCATTCGCCGATGTCTTCCTTGATGTGCGCGGCGAGTGCAAGACCAGCCTTCTGGTAGTCGAGTGCCGCGCTGATCGGATGACCAGCGGTGCAGCCCTCGCTGTAGTCGTTGCCGTTGTCGCCACGCTTCCAGAGCGTGCCGCCGAACGCGCTTGCATCTTCGCTTGGCACGAGTGCCACCCACTCGCCTGGCGCGGTGTCAATGCGCGTCCAGCCCTGCTCCTTGAGTTCCCTGCGGTGATCTTCGGTTGTCATTCTTTCCACCTCAAGTATCCTGTTGCGATCCAGACGATTGTCATCAGGATGAACAGCGTTGCCATTGTGCTTTGCGTCTGACCCTCTGGCAGTACGACCACCGCGAAGAGCAGACCGAGGATCGTCCACGAGCCTCCGACGAGATCGTTGATGATGTTCCTAAGCACGGCGACCACCCTTTCGGCTTGGCGTATTTCCATTGCCTCCTGCTGGTCCGCCGCCGCCAATGTTAGCAGCCGCTCGTGCGGCATTTGACGCTGCGGCAGCCACACTTGCAACTTGGCTGGCAATGACTGCGACGGCAACCGGCTGCGCTTCTTCCTTCTCGATCGGGTCAAGGTCTTTGCCGATCTCGGTGATGGCCGCGATGTTGGCGAACACTTCGCCGACCGCCTCAACCGCAGCTCCTACAACTGGCAGAGCGGGTTCGGGTTCAGGAGTAGGTAAAGGAGTGGGATCAGGAGATACGGAAGGAGATGGCGGAACTTCTGTTGGTGTAGGCGTTGGCTCTGGTGTTGGTTCTGGTGTCGGTGCATTTGTCACCTCAGGACTTGGCTCCTCCGTTGGTGTTGGGGTTGGTTCAGGTGTGGGTTCTGGAGTTGGCTCAGGGGTCGGCTGAGGAGTTGGCTCAGGCGTAGGCTCAGGCGTGGGCGTCGGCGTCGGCTCTACAGAAGGCTCTGGCGTAGGGGTAGGAGCCACGCTAGGGCTGGGTTCTGGCGTCTGAGTAGGGGTTGGCTCAGGAGTCGGCTCTGGGGACGGCGTAGGGCTGCCTACGGCGATTGTGAGGAAGCCGATGCCGCAGCACGAGTCGGTGGACAGCACGCGGAAGCCAAACAGATCGCCTGCGGCCAGCACCACCTCGATGTAGCCAGTGGCTGATTGCGTGTTGCCTTCTGCAAGCGTGAGCCATTCGCCGCCCACGAGATACTGCGGCTTGTCGTAGAACGCGCCGTCGGTCGTCAGGTACGACCAGAGGTACTGCGCCGTCTCAGCTTCTAGTGCGGTTGTGGTCAGGCTGGTCAGCGCGTTCCAGCGCGGCTGCTCAGGGAGCGGATTGTTCGCGCCGCCAAGCGTGACGGAGCCGTCTTCGTTCGTGACGACCGTGCCGTTGGAATCGGTGTTGAACTCCCACTCGTCAAGATCGTCAAGTGCGTAGACAGGCTGAACGAATGGCAAAACGATTGCCAAAGCGAGCAGGAGTGCGCGCAACCTCACTTGCCTGATTGAGATTGCAACCACGCCAGAAGCGTGCCGATTCCTCCTACGCCAAGTAGGGCGCCAAGCCCCTTCAGGACGGCAAGGCCGCCCTTCATTTGGTCAATCTCCGCCTTCAGACTGTCAATCTTTGCGGACTGCGCGTCCAGCCGGTCAATGATTGCGTCTACTTGGGAGCGCGTCATTCAGCCTCCAGTGCCTTCAGTCGCTCCTCTAGATCATTGACTCGATGCCAGAGCGCTGCGATCAACGCAACACTGTCAATGGATTCTGGCTGTCCTTCGGCATTGTACGCGATTGCGTGTGTCAATCCTGCGTCGTGGATTTCTTCTGCAATAAATCCGAGGCGCGTCTGTCCAAGTTCTTCTGGGTTGTCAATCGTTGACTCAAAATGCTTTGGCACAATCTTGCGCGCAGCCTCAAGCACGGCTGCATCCGCAGGCACGATGTTGGTCTTGTAGCGCGACGATGAGGTATAGCGGCGAATCTGATACTCGGTTCCGCTGAGCAGCACGAAGACGCACTCGTTAGTGGTTGCCGTTGTGGTGCTGGGACCATCCGCATTGAAGTTTCCGTTGCCTGCGCTCACGCTTAGCGTTGCAGATAGGAAGTCAGCAGCAAAGGCATCGTCTGTCCGCAGCGTCGTTGACGACGAGCGGTAGAGGTTGACGTCGCCCGAACTGCCAGTGCCGTCGCCCCACTCAATCGTACCGTCTGCCTCAATGCGGATGCGATCCCCAGCGTCCCCACTGATTGCTCCCGTGAAGACTGCATTCCCAGCCGTGCCGCGCAATGCGCGCATAAAGCCATTAGATGCAACGATGTTGCCGTTGGTGACGCCGATTGCCGTTGAGCCAGCCGTCCCGCTGACCGTCAAGCTGCTAAACGTCGTTGCCCCTAAGTTCAGCGTGCCGTCAATGACGACAGTCCCTGAGCCACCGAGGTTTGGCGTGATCGTCAGTTCACCGTTGACTTGACGAAGCCGCGCAGGACCATAGGTGGCTGGGCTGCTGTTCTCGGCGATGTAAAGGTCGGAGCCGCCTGAGATGAGGCGCAACTCGGCAATGGAGACGTCGCTCTGCGACGAGACGGTGCCAGTCGTCTCAACCTTGACTGACACAAGGATGAAGGCCGCGTCGGACGGGATGGCGAGCCGCGTGTAGTTGCTGGCGATGCGGAGCGTGTCAGCGCTGCCGATTTCTGCCAGCGTGCGCTCGCGTGTGTCGCCAGTCCCCGTCGCGGTCTCCGCGTCAATCTCGTAATACTGGTACGACAGCACAACCTTTGCGTTGGAGGTTGACGTCGCGTTGATGCAGTAAACCTCTGGCGTGAAGATGAACGATCGGTTGCGCGTACCAGGCACCGGCACAAAGCGCTTGATGGTCAGGCTATTGCCGCTGCTCGTGCCACCTGCGATGCGGAAGCGCAGGACATTGCCAGAGCCAGCCGAGGCGTCCTCGATCACGCGCGCGGTGATCGCACCGCCGCTGTTGTCCTCAGCCGTGAAGTACGGCAGCGGATTCTCGTCGTTGATGTCGGCATCTGGCTCGTCAGGCGCCGAGGCAAAGTCGCCATTGGCAACGCCAGCCTGAATCTCGCGCAGCGCAGCAGGACCGAAGAGGAGCGCGGTAGCGCCGTCCGAGTCGCTGCCGATCAGGGTCTCGCCGCCGTCTGCGGTGACGTCGCCCTCGTAGCCGGTTAGCCCTGGAAGATTCGTGCCGTACTGCTCAGCCATTATTCCCCTACCAAGATGCGCTTCAGCGCCTTGCCTAGTTGCTTGCGTCGGTACTCAGCCTCAATGTCGTAGCGCACCTGATAGGTGCTGTCCGACTCAAAGCTCATTGTGACGGATGCGATCCTGAGAATCGTGCCTGATAGGTCAAGTGCAGAACTTGTGAGCTTGACGTACTGGTTCGGCAGCCACGCCTTCACAAGCGTCCACGTGCTTGCCCCAGTCTGTGCGTAGCCCTGCGTGTAGCCGTATGTCCAGTCTGGCGATGCGGTCTGGCTCAAGTCAGAGCCAGCCAGCGTGAAGTTGACCGTGCGGACTGGCAAGGCACGCGCTTGGAAGGTCGCCTTTGTAAGTCGCTGAATCCTTGTCGTGCGGCTGGCTGCGCCTTTGATCTTTGGCGCGCTGAACACTCCGTGCGGCTCAGGGCCGTTGCGCGTGGACAAGCCAGAGCCAAAGTATGGCGTCCCGCCGTTGTAGGTTCGGAAATAAGGATCGTTGGTCGGCGGAGTCGCGTTCTTGTCCCATCGAGCGCGTGTGTTTGCCGCCTGCACAAAGATGCCCTTCACCATCTGGTCGTGGTCAACGTCAACGGTGAACGCGCGTGGCAGCATCTTGCTGGCAGCGCTTGCCGATCCAACCGCGACAGAGGCGGGGTCAGTGACAATCTCCAGCGGCGCGTTGGCGTATGAAGGTGCAGCATCCACTGGCCCGTAGTTCAGACGCCCATCCCCGTCCACCCAATAGCGGAACACCTTGCCCGAAGCGCCTGACGCTTCCTCTGCGATCTGGTCAAGAATACTGACTAGGCTGGCTGGCTTGAAGGTCTGGCGCCCAATCGTGACTGCAGCGCCCGTGTAGACGGCGCGCGTGCTGCCGCTGATGACGGATGTGTCCAAGAGTTGCCGCGTTGTGGCGTCATCCACCTGGCTGTAAATCTTCCCCAAGATTGCGTTGATGAGCGCTTGATCGGTTGAGCTGGCATTGCCGCGCGAGAACGGTCCGACCATCTGCTTGATGTTCGTTCCGACAAAGCCTTTGCGGACGATCGTCTTCTCAAGCCACGCATCGGCATCCGCCACGCTGACCGTGCATCGCGTGCCTAGCCCATTCGGGAGCAGGCTGGCTGAGACGTTTGTGATGAAGCCGAGGAAGAGCGGCGTGCCAGCGCTGTAGCGGGAATCAAAGAACTGCACCCGCGCGTTGTCATAGACGCCGCCTGAGCGCCACCACGGTCCCCCGCCTGGTGTGACTGGCTGGATGACGTCAAAGGTCATCTGCCCGCCGCCATCCCCTGAGAGCGTCAGGGAGAAGGTCGCAAGGTCAACGTATGGCGTCGTCGTTGCGGACGGCGTTGGTAGGTCAAGAAGGTTTGCGCCGCCGTCTACGCCTGCGACGATAAGGCTGAATGGGTTGGCCACGGCTTAGTAGCCTCCGCGCCGACCGGTGCCTTGCCGAATCAGGGAATCCGATACCAGCTTGTCCTGCTTCTGCGTGCCGATGCTGAAGTCAATGCTTGTCTGTAGGTATGACGAGGTGCCGCCCATCGGCGAAGCCGTGCCGAGGTTGCCGCCGCTCAGGTACTGCGTGCGTGCGTTGCCAGAAAGCAGCGCGCCCGTCTTGCTGCTTGCAAGGCCGTTGAAAATGCGGAAGGCTTCGTTGATTCCGTCAAGCAGCCCCTTGATGAGCGAAAGTGCAACTTTCAACGGAGTAAGTGCAACCTCAATCGCTCCAATCAAAAACCCGAATCCGTCCTCAAAGCCCATCGTCTTGGCAAGTTCATCAAACGAAGTCACCAGCGGTCCGATGTAGTTGTTCGCCAAGTCGTCAATCACTGGACCGAGGTCACTGAGGAACCTCTCGACCTGAGGCAGGATGTCATTCGTGAACGTCGTGAGCGCGTCGTTGACGACTGGGAGGAAGCGATAGCCGAATGCCTCAAACGCCTCGTTCAACTTGATTTGAGCGGCGGCGAATCGCCCGCTCGTTGACTGCGCGATCTCCTGCGCTGCCCCGCCATACTTCTCCGTGGCAATACGGAGAATGTCCTGCAACTTGGCGCCCTTCTCAACCTGGATACCAAAGCCGAGAAGACCACGCGTGCTGCCCTTCGCACCCTTTGCAATCGCCGTGATAACCGTGGAAAGGTCCTTGCCAGTGACCGCCGCAATGTTGGCAGCCACGGAGTTGACCTTCAGAATGTTTGCTTGGCTCTTGAAGAATCGTGAGCTTGTCTCGATGCCAGCCCGAACGTCGTCATCGGTGAAGCCGAGTTCGGCCATCGCCGTGATCTGCTCGTCAATCTTCTTGGTCAGGTCCTCTGTGAGTAGCCCTCGCGCGCGAAGCGCAGCGTTGAGGCGGAAGGTGGCTCGCTCGTCATCAGCGGCTGACTTGACCGCTGCAATACCAAAACCCACGAGTGCCGTGGCTGCTGCAATAGAAGCCGTGGCGATCCCCCTGAGCGCGGCGATCCCATTGCGCTTCAGGCTGCCGAAGCTCTTGCCGACGCCGTTGAGCGTCTTGGTGGCGGCGTCCTTTGCGACGACTGCGAATACTGCCTGACCTGTTGAGGTGACCATTTATTACCCTCTCCGCTTGAACTTCGTGATGCGATCACGGAAGAGCTTGTCGTCAAAGAACTTTGCGATTGTATCCCAGTAAGAGTTCAGCGCCGTCTTTCGCACGTCGCTGCGGTTGGCAACCTGCGTCACGAACGGACGCCCCTTGACGCCCTTGACTGCCTTCGGTCCGTTCTTGGTTTCGCGCACCGGCTTGATGCCTGTGGTGACGAACCAGCGGTACCAACCGCCGTTCAGGTCGCCTCGGCTCTTGCCTGGGCGCGGACCCACGGTGGCGGACGGTCGGGAATATTGACCACGCTTGGCGTTGATCGAGTTCCGCAGGCGCCCTGTGCGGACTGGCGCCTCTGCCTTCATCGGCTTGACCATCGTGCGCGAGGCGTTGATAGCGGCAAGCGTCAGCAAGCGGCTAAACGCCTTTGGGTTCGACCCCTGCAAGAAGCCAAGCTGGAACTGGTTGTAGGACTCCTCAAACCTCAACTCAAACTCTGCGACGGATTTGGCTGGCGTTGAAGGCACTACTTCCGCTCCTTTGGTTGCATCTCAGCGTGGAGTTGCCACGCCTGAATCACCTGTTCAACTGGCAGGCTCGCCACCTCGTCTGGCCACATCCCGAACTTAGCACCCAGAAGGTGAAAGATTATCTCTGGCGGCGGCACGACTGGTTGCCCAATCGCCAGCCGCCTAGCAGCGAGCCTTACTTGGGGTCCAGGCTGTTCCCCGAAGCCCACTTCTCAATCGTTGCGGTGAGTGCCTCAATCGGCGCGTCCATCACGTCAGTGATCGCCTCGCCGTTGATTCCCTTGAAGTTGTGGGACACGACGATCTGCGCGAACGCTGCAAGCGCTCGTGACGGAACACCGCTCTCCAACTCCAACAAGATGCGTGCCGAGACCTGCGGTCGCAGCTCGCACTGCCAGCCGGCGAACTCGCCGTCTAGCGTGACAACCTTATTTGCCATTCACTCCTCCTCTGCCCGATTAGGGCGCTACGCTCAATGGTGAATCCACAATCACTTCAAGCGACTTGCCTGAAGTTGCGTCATACGCGAGTCGCAGGGTCACCTCGTTCACGATCAGCCCGTCCTGCTCAGCCGAGAGCGGAACGACTGACTCGATCACCCACGAGCCAAGAATCCACACACCGTAGTTATCGGTTGTGGTGCCGTAGATGCGGAGGAAGCGCTGCTCTGCCTGCTCAGTGATGCCCCACGCGCCGTTGGCGATTGCGTCGCTGTTGCTTGCAACCGTGATCGTGAGCGTTGCATCAAGCGCCTGCGTGAAGGCTGCGGTTGCCGCCGAGAGGGTGGCATCCAGTGCGTTCACCATCGCCATTCCCGTCGTGATTGACAGGCTGAACGAAAGCAGATGGTCGTAGTCCGTTGCGCCAGTTCCTGACTTGTCAGGGAAGTTTGTGTCGCTTGCCAACTTGAGCAGGCGGCCAGCCAGCACCGGCTGCGCTGGAACTGCGGTTGGGAAGTCAAGCGCAGAACTCGCCACGCTCGTTGCGCCAAAGGTCGCGCCAGCCTGCAGCAGCCCTGAGGCGTCTGCAGAGAGCGTGATCTCCGTTGGGATCGCATCCGTGACGCGGTACTTCTGCACGCCGTCCGTGACGAGCATCGAGTAGAAGATTGGTGTGTCTACGTCGCTCTGGTTCGGACTCCACGTCCACGAGTACGGCGCAGCCGTCCCTGAAGTCGTGGCGCCGATGGCGTCAAAGAAGAGTGGAAGTGTGCGGAGTGAAGCTGCTGACTCAGCCAGCGTGATGACTGGATTCTTGCCAGTGATGGCGACGCGCCCAGCCTGAATCGGCGTGCGCTTGCCAACGCTCGTGTCTTCGCCGAGGTCCACCGTGACGCCGAGGTCAATCGTGCCAACGGCATCTGCGAACAGGATTTCGCCGGTTGCGGTTCCGATGCTTGCGGCCGTGCCGAAGCCAGTCTGCGAGGCTGCTGCGATTCGCGTCAGAGCCTTCGCGCCGTAGGTTGCCATCTTGCTCTCCTTGCTCTACGCGGTGTAGGCGATGGTCTCGTAGACCGTCACCTCAGCCGTTGCTGAGACCGTCAGGTAGTCCTGATCGGCGTATGTATCGGTTCCCATTGTCGTGCTTGTCACGGCAACCTGGACCGCTTCACCTGAGATTGTCACCGCGCCGTTGAAGGCGTCGCGGAGCCAACTTCGGAAAGTATAAAGGTCGCGGTACTTCTGCTCCATTCGTGGGATCGGGAGCAGGTACGCCACGACGTTGACGCTTAGCACAACCGTGCGGTTGCCTGAGCCGACGCTGATCGAGTCGTCCGCTGGGAGCAGCACGATGGCTGGCACGACGGCGAGAGACTCTGGCGGGGTGGCGTGGACGGCACGGATGGCGTAGCCGATTGGCGGCTCCACTGAGAGCAGCCGCTCCTTCATTGCGTCAAGAATGGTGAGGTCGTTCATTCAGGCAGAGAAGCAACGAATGAGTTGGCCCAAGATTCTGCCTCAGCACGATCTGCCCACGGTCGCCCATCTGGGTGAACGTCCTGCAATAAAAAAGGCGCCCCAGTTGAGGTTGGCTGGACCTCATCCCAGATTCTGATTGTATTGGCATTGTCAATTTCAACGCGGTATCGCAAGTGAACCTCCTATGGCTTTGTGCTATATGTGATTGGACTGAATGTCGCTGAAAGAACTCCTGCCGGCGCTGATTGTAAAGTCGTATTTGTTGCATTCGCTCCACCGCCAGTGACAAATAGTCCTTTGCCGTATGCAACTGCTCGCAATTCTACTGTTCCAGCGCTAGTTCTGCTTGTCCAACTAGTCCCATTTGTTGATGTGTAAATTGCTGCACCTACACCAACGACGCACCAAGTCTTGCCGTCCCAATCAACGTCATAAAATGCGGACGTTCCAACTGCAGTATTGTGCGTCCACGCAGTCCCCGTAGTTGATGTGGCTGTTTTCCCTGCGCCGCCGACAACGACCCAAGTTCCTCCACCATAGGAAACCCCGCCAACAAATGAGGTGTCAAAACCAGAAGTTCTTGACGTCCAAGTTGTGCCATTGCTTGACGTGACCATTCCGCCACCTTGCCCAGTTGCAACAAATAAGCCATTTGCGTAGGTAATGTTGTAAATGACTCCAGCATTTAGGAAGTTTGACGTTCTTACCGTCCACGTTACGGTGTCTGGCGAAGTCGTTATTTTCCCTCCGTCGCCGACACACACCCAAAGACCGCCACCATAGGCAGCTGCCCTCACTTCATCTGTGCCGAAGCCTGCGTTTTGTGAAGTCCAAGTCACCCCGTCAGTTGATGTTGCAACTCTTGATTGTTCTCCTGCTATGAAATATATTTCGTCGTTCACTGCTGCCGCGTTGACCGCATATGATGGCGTGAACCCAGTTGCAGTTCGAGCCGTCCAAGTGATTCCATCGGCTGATGTGGCGAGCGAGGCATTGCGCCCGCCAATAATCCAAAGGTTTCGTCCGTAGGCAACCGCAAGAACATTGTTCGTTGAGCTGAACGTTGAGGTCCTAGCAGTCCACGTCACACCAGAATCCCGGTGAATGCTGGTAATGTCGCCAGTCGCCGTGATGCGTTTATGCTCTCCAACAGAAAAAGTTTCTGCAGTGCCTGAAATTGAAATCGTGCTGTCAAAATCCCCTGCATTCTCAACGTCATATGCTGCGCTCGTCAGACCTAAAGCAGTACCAGCAACGGAAGCGGAAATGTCAATCCAGTATCCGCCGCCGGAACTTGGCGTCGTCCACGCAGGCACGGTGCCAGACACCGAAAGCACTTGATTCGCTGTTCCGATCCCCAAGCGCGTGACCGTGGCCGAGCCAGAGGCGTACAGAATGTCGCCTGCCGTCGTGACCGTGTTCTTCGGGATTGCCGTGCCAGCCAAGTCATAGGCTGACTTCACGCTGTTCGGCGTGGCCGCCGTTGTGGTCGAGGTGGACGAGGTTGAGTCGGTGAGCGTCGTGACGCCGTAGACCGAGGTTGAGGCGGTGCCAACAGAGACGGCAGCCGTTCCAGTCGTTGTCGTGACTGAAATTGGCGATGTCCCAGTGACCGCCGAGACTTTGCCGTCAGCGAGGTCATATGCAGACTTGACGCTATTTGGAGTCGCAGCTGTCGTTATAGAAGTTGAATTGGTGGCATCGGTCAGAGTCGTGACGCCATATACGCCACCAGTTGCAGCCGTCCCTGGCGCAGCGGTAGGAGTTGTCCATTCGGGAACGCCGCCTGCAGAAACGCTAAGAACCTGTGCGGCCGTACCAATGCCAAGTCGCGTGACCGTGGCTGAGCCTGAGGCGTAAATCAAGTCACCGGCTGCCGTGACGGTTGCCTTCGGAATTGCAGTGCCTGCCGTCGTATTTGCCGTATTCGCAAGGTCATACGCCGACTTGACTGAGTTAGGAACCGCAGCGGTCGTTGTGCTTGTGCTGCTTGTTGAATCCTCAAGCTGCACCGCGCCCTTGACAGTGGTGCTGCCGTCCGCAACAGAAATTACTGGAGCCGTGCCGCCTGTAGATGAGATTGCGCCAGTCCCTGCAACCGACGCGACTTTGCCAGCCGCGAGATCGTAGGCAGACTTGACGCTGTTCGGCACCGCTGCAGTGGTCGTGCTTGTGCTTGACGTGCTGTCCTCAAGTTGCACGGCTCCGCGTACTGAAGTCGTTGCGTCGGCGACTGAGATGACTGGAGCCGTGCCGCCAGTTGATGCAATTGCGCCAGTGCCGGCGACAGACGCAACCTTGCCTGCAGCCAAATCGTAGGCGGATTTGACGGAGTTAGGTGTTGCCGCTGTCGTTGTGCTTGTCGAGTTTGTCGCATCTGTCAGCGTGGTGACGCCGTACACGCCGCCAGTTGCGGCAGTGCCGACGGCGGCAGGAGGTGTCACCCACTCAGGAATTCCGCCTACGCTTACTTGCAGCAGTTGCGCTGCGGTTCCAATGCCGAGTCGCGTGACCGTTGCCGATCCGCTTGCGTAGAGCAGATCGCCTGTTGCGGTGACGGTGTTCTTTGGAATCGCCGTCCCAGCGGTTGTGTTGGCAGTGCTTGCGAGATCGTATGCCGACTTCACCGAGTTCGGTGTTGCAGCCTTCGTCGTAGAGGTGCTGCTCGTGGAGTCTTCAAGTTGAACGGCACCGCTCTGCGTCGTGCTTGCAGCGTCAATGGAAACCGTTGCAGTCCCGCTTACGGTTGATGCGTTGATCGGACTTGTGCCGACGACTACGGTCGCGGAGCCACCTCCGCCAGTTTGGTTGACCCACTGCGTGTTGTAGTCGGTCGAGTCAATCTTGGCGAGAACCTGACCAGCAGTTCCCCCGACTGGCACGCCAGTGCCAGCAGGTCCAGTCGCGCCCGTGGCGCCAGTATTTCCAGTTTCGCCCTTGTCGCCGCGTGGAATTGAGAAGTCAAAGATTGCTGCGCCAGAAGTCCCAACGTTGACCACAGTGGCGTTTGAGCCAGCGGTGCCGGTCGTGACCGTGCCAACAGTAATCGTAGCGGCAGATCCTGTGGCGCCTGTCGGCCCAGTGTCGCCAGTGTTTCCCTTATCTCCCTTATCTCCCTTGACGAGTGTGAAGTCAAAGACGGCAGCCGAGGATGAGCCGCTGTTGGTGACTGCAAATGCCGTGCCTTGCGTGACGGTGCCGACCGCAATCGTTGCGGCAGAGCCAGCAGGACCAGCGGTGCCAGCAGGACCAGTAGGTCCAGTCGGACCCTGCGCCCCTGCGGGTCCAGGTGCCTGAACGACAATCTCAGTTCGCGTGTCGTTGATCGAGATGATCTGCTGCGTCAGATCAACTTCTACGCTCATCGCGTCACCTCAGGTGAAACCGTCGCCGCTCCTTGCAAGAGGCGCGTCACCACGCCACCCGCGCTCACGAGTTCAAGGTCATAGACGCCGCTGAATGGCGCGGTCAGCGCAGCCGTGGTCGTTGCCGAGATAAGAATGGCAATCGTTCCAGCAGCTCCGCCGAGTGTGATCCCTGAGCCTGAAGTGAGGCTCACGATGGTCGAGGTGGACGAGTAGGTCTCGCGCACCTGCATCCGTGCCGTGTAGCCGGTCAGGTTGATTGCGGTGCCAGCCGAGTCCTTCCAGGTGATCGTCAGCTCAAAGGTTGCGCCCTGGTTGATGGTGATGTTGAAGGTATTGCCAAGTGCCATTAGCGAGCCAGCCCTTCGCGCTTGCGGTATGCCTCAAGCAACACTTGAGATTCAGGGTGCAGTGCGCGTGTCT